TTACAGTAGTCTGTAAATTTCCCCTATAAATTGTTTCACATCTAGAAGTTTCATTTGTTAATCCTTCACGAGAAACAAGATTTAAAGTAAACATTTCATTTGAATGTTGTGCGTCAAGATTACTTACTTTATAAACATACAAATCATCAAGCACAAACTCACCAAAAGCAGTATCAACACTAATTGTAACTTTCTCTCCACCACGAATTGGTAAAATATTAAACAAGGACGAACTGTTCATTAGTTGTGCTATAGCAGTCACACAAGGAGACAAAATATCCTCAAAATAATCAAAGAACAAACAAGAGTTTGTAACATCAACAGTTGTACTACCATCCAAAGTTTGAATGGTAAAATAATTGGGTTTAAATGAACCTACTGCTGCTGCCATTACGTTGCGGAAAGATTGGTGAGTAACATAGTTTTCATAAGACTATTTACCACTTGACCTTCAGTTGGTCCAGGCATAATCACAGTTCCACCACCTCCACCCCCTCCAACGGGAATATAGACTGGTCTTTGACCTCCACCACCTCCACCCATCATTATAGGCATAATCACAGAAGCACCACCAGATTGATTATATGATGGATAACTACTCATTTGATTTATTAACCCTTGTTTATACATCTCAAGCATTTTGGGGTCTGCTTCTGGTCCACCTATTCCAGGTCTCTTTGAAGCATCCATTATTGCTTTAATTCTGGAAAGATTCGAATTTGGATCACTTGCTTCATTTGCAATAATAGATTTATGATACATTACATTTAATTTTTGTGCTTTTGCTAATTTTTCAACCAATTCAGCAGTTTTTAAATTATATTCCTTTTCTCCAGAAGCACCAGTTTCACCTTTTGTCACATCAGCATGTCCTGCAAAAATATGATATGCTCGTTTAGGGTCTTTCATCATTGCTTCAACTATTTTTTTTGCATTTGCTTCAGCACCTAATGCCATATCTGATTCTAAAATATTTCCACCTCGATTTGTAACACCCAATCCTCCTCTAAAATTTTTACCATAAGTCCCGAAACTAGAAACAAGTGCTTGAGAAACAGCAGTATCTGGACTAGTATTACTTGGAATTAATCCTGTTTTTTGTCCTTTTGCATTTGGGTCTGCGTGTAATTCTAAAACAAAAGGATTAGAACCTGCTCCCGAAACTCCTGCCTTTGGTTTGACTTTTACATTTCCACCAAATCTAAAATACTTATCTCCTTCATTATTTGGTATTGAAATTCCACCTCCTCCTCTTCTAATTTCAAAATGAACGTGTGGTCCCGTGGAACGTCCTGTACTTCCTGTGTTTCCAATTACAGTTCCAGGTTCTATTTGTTGTCCTTCTTTGACTAATATTTTACTTAAGTGCCCATAAAAACTACTAGAACCACCAGGATGAGCAACTTGTACGGCATATCCATACCCACCATCATTCCATCTTGCATATGATACTTGACCAGGTTGAATTACACTTACTGGGGTTCCATCTGGTCTTGGGTAATCAACACCAGTGTGTGGTCTCCCCCACCTCATTCCATAAGAAGAAGATACAACCCTACTTGGAATGTCTCCACCTTCTGCAGTCATCTCTGGAAGTTCTCCTGGAATTTCAGGAGCATCTGGAACTGAATCTGGGTCTAAACCATAATCTAACATCATTTCATCAGAACCAGCAGCAGATGCGGCAGCATTTACCATTGAAGCAAATGATTTATTAATAAATTCTTCAAATTTTCCAACTGACTGTTCGAATTTACTTATAGAATCAACAAAAGAACTAGACCCACCAGTAAGTGCTTTTTGTTTTGCTTCTTGTCCTTTTAATCGTTCGGCAAGTTTTTGTTTAAGAGAACTTCCACCTTCATATACCCTATCAGCAGTATATCCACCAAGAAAACTTCCAGCCATACTTCCAACAACAAAACCAAGTCCAGGAATAGGAATAAGTGCTTGCCCGATTGCTCCACCAAGCAATCCACCAGCAAGACTACCTACTGCCCCTGATGTTGCCTTTCCTACACTTTCCCCTTCTGCTAGTCCTTGAGCAAAATCAAGTCCAGCAAATAAAGCATTACCAACACCAACTGCTCTCATACCACCCAATTTCAATCGTGGTCCTTTAATTGTTGGTATTGATGGTTTTATTTTTGGTGGTCTTTGTGGTTTTCCAAACTTTCCTCTACCTGGAAACATATTACCAACAAATCCAGCAAGGTCTAATGCTCCACTAAACAAAGAACCTAATAGATTTCCTGGTCTTCCAAAATTACTTGCGATATTTAAACTCGCAAGTGCTCTTATTTTTTTCTTGTCTGGTAGTTTTAATTTTTCTAATGACCTTTTTTCTACTTCTAAAAATTTACTAAAATTAATGTATTCACGTTGAAATCTCGGTAAGGAGTTTGACCTTGAACCAAGAGAAACAATATTATTAGCAGCAGCAACTAAAGGAGAGGAAAGTGTTTTTTTCATTATCCGTCAACGATATTGTAAACCATTCTAGAATAAAGAACCAAGAAATTATCAGGATTTCCTGCTGGTAAAAATGGAACTGATGGACCACTACCTTGTGAAGGTGGAGGACCACTCATTCCACCTCCTCCTGATTGTTGTTGTCCTCCACCACCCAAATTAATCGGCATTACAACAGGTTGTTGTTGCTGTTGAGATGGTGGTGGTTGTGAGACATTTGTTGCTAAGTTTTTATATTGGTTTCTTTTTTCTGGTGGAAGCATAAAATCTGGAGTTTCTGGTCCACCTTGACCCAATTGCCTTGGAGAAACTTGGTTTTGTAAATTGAGATCACCAAAAACAATTTTCTTGATAGCAATTACTTGATCTTCAGTCAATCTATTTGATTCTTCGGCAGTATCAAGTGGATCAAAATCATTCCTAGTGAATCCTGCCGAGGTCATTGCTTTGGCAACATCAAACCCCGTTTTAGCATTTTTTAATTGTTCTGCAAATATTAAAGGATTGAATTTGGATTGCCCAGTAAAACTAACATCAGTGCCTTTAAATTTTGGAATAGTATAATTCAAATATTGCTTTTCTCCACTCACTTTATGAAAATCACGATTCAGTTGTAAAAATCCTTGCATATTTTCATTACGACCACCCAAACCACTATAAGCTTTATCATAACTATAATTAGATTCCATCTGCCCAACTGCAAGCATAGCACCCATAGCTGCTCTATCGCTTAGTTTTGATGGGTCTATCAATCCACTTTCTAATATATCTTGTGCTATTGGAGCAAAATTTGATTTTAAACCAGCAGTTTGAACTTCAGGTGAAACTGAGGCATCTGTCATTCCAGGACTACCAGGACTACCAGGACTACCAGGACTACTCCCACCACCTCCTCCACTACCAGCAGAACCTTTTGATTTTTCGTTCTTCATATTAAATAATTTGCTGACTACATTTGCAAATCTATCAACAATTGAAGAAAATTTATCACCAATATCACCAGGAATTTCTGGTGATGTTTCTGCTGCTTTTGCTCGATCTTGTGGACTATCAGAAAGTGCATTTACTGCTGCACCACCAGCAACACCAAGTCCTAATGCACCAGCACCAAGAGCAAGCATTTTACCTTTACCACCACCCATCATTCTTTGAAGTCCTCTTGGTGCTGTCTTCCTTAATGGACCACCAGGAATATCAACATCAAGATTTAATCCTCCACCACCAGAAGGTGAAGCAACAGGAAGATTGGATAATTGTTTTACAATTTTGATTATAACTTGACGAATTAATTTTGCAACCTCAAAACTTTCAGTGAATGATTTTTTAAGTGCTTCTAAATTATTTCTTACCTTATCAATATTTCTTTTATTTCCAAAGAAGTTTATAAAACCTAACGCAGTCTTATAAACATTTAAAAACTTACCAAGAATTCCAATTGGTTTTGCGTCATCTACTTGTTTCAATCTTCTTTGATAATCAGAAGAAAACCCTTGGAGTGTTTTATTAATTGTATTCGTTACATTATTATTAATATTTGTAGATATTGTGCTTACGATACTACCTGTTGCTGAAGGTGCTGGTCGAGCTCCTGTTCTTTGAAAACCTACAATTTTATTCGCAGCACCATTCACAACAGAAGCACCAACTACAGAACCACCTGAAATAAAGTTCTGTGCTGCTGCTTTATTTGTATTCTGTCTTCCTACTATTTTTTCTGGACTAAGAACAGAACTAACCATTTTGTTGTTGCTGCTGTTTTAATTTTTCTTCTTCAATATGTTGCTGTAAAAGTGCTAAGTAGATGTCCCTTTCCCAAGGAATCATTGCTTCTATCTCAGTTAATGAATATTTATGGAACTGCATTAAGGCAAAATTAATTCTAAAATATGACTCTAGTTCCATATGAGCCATACTCAACCGAAAAAAGATGTTAAACCCTCCAACGTCACATCACTTTCGACTTTAGTTTTTGGGTTTGTGACTTTCACAGTATGAGAAAGTCTAGGCATCGTATCAAAAAACTTTTCAATTTCCTTAAACTGATTTGGGGTTAAAGTTTCAATCCAATCAGTCAATTCTTTTTTGGTGGAATCCGCAGCGGACCAACTTTCCTCTGCGTTAAAAATAACATCAATACAAGAAGAGATTATATCAAAAGACCTTTCAATATTTGAAGAACTTTGATTTGAACTAAAATCAAAATTAGTTTTAATGAATTGGTCTAATGAAGGATACTTCATTCTTAAAACCAAATCAGTATCAAGTTGAATGTCTTTCTTATGTTCTGGGTCTTCTTCAACTTTAATTTGGTCTATAAACACAGTTACTGGAACTTGTGTTTCTCCATCATCACCACAAGTTATAATCAAGTCAAGACTTTCTCCAACTGACTTACCACGAACATTTAAGAAAATATACTCAATATCAAAAGTAGGTAGTTCTTCTACTTTAACACCTTTAGTTACAATACAATCTTTTAATACTTGCTTGATTGCATTTGTAATCTCTTTTGTGCTTTGACTCTCAAGAGCAAGAATCAATATCTTCTCTTCTTTGACTAGAAATGGTCTGTATTTAATTGTTTTTCCAGTTGATGGTAAAACCAATTCGTATTGTGGAGTTGAAATCTTAGGTAAAGGCATAATTTATTCAGTCATTAAATTTATTTATTTACGCAAATTGCCGTAATTCTTTTCCATTACATATCTTATGTACTGGAATGTGACTGTTGTTTTTACAATTTGACTTCCTTCATAAGTCAAAGGCATCGCAGTAATATTTGTTGGGAATGCTTCAAGCATTCTATAAGTTAATTGTGGTGAGAATTTTATCTTTTTGGGGTCATCACTATTGAAATTTCTCTCAAACTTTGTAAGTGATATAATTCTCTTATATTCATCTGGATATCTAAATCTAAAGAAATTTGTTTTGTCTTTTCCCAAATCATCCCCTTGTCCTATTGGACTTGGTGGTAATCGACCAGCATCATTATTATTATCACCATATAATGGATTGATATAATTCATCCATTCTTCAAAAAGACGAATTAAATTATATTCATTATCAACATAAAAGGTCATCGTGAATTCTGGGAAAAGTCTTCTCGTTGGAAATCTTTCAATTGTTCCCTGACGACTTCCCATCTCTTCAGTTACATCAAATTGAACTCCAGGAATAACTGCTTCCGCACAATAAAAATCATATACATAATTTTTTGTTTGATTTCCAGTAATAACATTAGAATCCCTCAACCATTTCATCAATCCACTTCCACCAGCATCAACATTTGTTAAATGTAATGATACTTTGAATTGACTAGTAAGAGATAGACTACCAAAAATATCTCTTGCTGAAGGCATCCCATTTGATGGGGAACCTTCAGTCATCTTAAGGTATAATGGTCCTATTTTTGGAAACCCTCTATCTGGAGTAGAAGCAGCCATCTATAAATATCTTAAGTGTTTATACTATGTATGCCTCGTAACGAAGATAGTAAATATAGACAGGGAAAATATAGACCACATAATCCACAAAAGTATGGTGGTGACCCCTCAAATATTGTGTATAGGTCTTCTTATGAATTGAAGTTTATGCAATATTGTGATTTGACTGAAAGTGTGAATTCTTGGAAAAGTGAAGAATTTTTTATTCCTTATCGTTCACCAATAGATAATAAGTATCATAGATACTTTCCTGACTTTTTTGTGAAATATAAAGACAAGGACGGAAATAATAGAACTCTTGTTGTTGAAATCAAACCAGCAAAAGATTTAAAAATGCCCGAAACAAACCCAAAACGAAGAACAAAGTCTTGGGCTTACTCGGTAAAAATGTGGGCAATCAATCAAGCAAAGTGGGAAGCTTGCCGTGAATATTGTAAAGATAGAGGTTGGGAATTCAAGGTGTTCACCGAACGTGAGTTGGGGATAAACGTAAAATGATTGCAGACGACATTAGAAAACAAGCAGGCAACAAATATCGTAGTAGTGATTGGTGGACCAATTCACTAATGAATGAACTGAGAAATCAACAAAAAAGAGATATTAATGAAGCAGATACTGGATTTATAAAACCAGGAGATTTGGTTTTCTTTTTATATTCCGCAAAGTATCCACAAAAATATGAATACTGGGATAAACATCCTTTGTCTTATATTTTAGACATTAGTTTCAATGAAGGTTGGTTTCTTGGAGCAAATCTTCATTATCTCAATCCACAATATCGTGGAGGTGTCGCACAATCCTTTCTAAATAAAGAAGGAGTTGTAAACGCACCCAAGAAAACTTTACACAAATACCTCTTCTCTGGGGTAATGACTGAATTCTTTAAAGTGCCTGAAAAAGAATGGAGAGAAGTATCATTACTTCCAACAGAGAAGTTTGTTGATAAAAGAGGTCAACCAGTATTTAAAACCAAAGTTTGGGACGCACCATAGATGGCATATGAGACAATAAAACCAGACCCATACTTTACCAAAACTGATAGTGTTGGTAAAAAAGAGTTTAAGCTTGAATATGACCCAGTAAATGGAAATGTTAATATGCCCGAAGATGCTGGTTTTTTATCTTTTGGAACAAACTCATTATTTTATAATGGAACATTCAATCAATCTATTTTGGATAGACTTGGAGTATCAGAACAAGAAAAAAATGCTTTGTATGCAAAAATACAAAATGATATTAGAACTACATGGACCAAAGCAGGAGGAACAGCAAATAAGAAAATATTACCATCTTGGGCGGATGCATCAAATCAAGGAAAAACACCACAAACAACTACTGCTCCAATTGCTGGAGCTCCAGTTGCAGGATTTGATTTACTTGGAGCTCTAACAAATGTATTAACACCTGGATTGCCAGGTATATCAGATTTAGATTTTTCAAGTACTAATGAAACGCAATTATTCAGTGGACCTGCAAATGCTGCTCTTTTAAAATATCCCCGTGATATTTTAGATAATCAACAGGACACATTACAAATTACAATGTATAACTACCAAGCACCTCTTGGTGATACATTCCTTCCAAAGGGTGGCATTATAGATAATGTAAAAATTTTTACAGACGGATTGCAAAGAAATAGTGCTCTAAAAAAACCTATAGGAATTGTAGTTTTACCAATTCCTTCTGGAATTCAAGATAATAATGCGATAAGTTGGGGTGATGATACGATGAACTCCATGAATGCTGGGGTTGCTGGTTATATGATTAATCAATCAGGACAGGGAATACTGGGACAAGCAGCTACAGGAGGACTAGCAACAGTAGCGAGCGCAGCAGGAGTAACTATATCACCCCAAATAGCTAATCAATTTTTAACATTATTAGCAGCTGGTGGCATAACTGCAGGTAATCCTTTATTAAAACCTGCTGTGGTTTCTGCATTATTGAAAAATGCTGGATATGAAGTTTCGGCAGAAACTATTTTAGCAAGAGGTGCTGGTATTGTTCCAAACTCAAATATGGAACTGCTATTTCAAGGTCCATCAATTCGTTCATTTGGGTTCAGTTGGCGTATGAGTCCAAGAAGTGAACTAGAAGCAAAAAATGTAAAAAGAATTATTCGTTTCTTTAAGCAAGGTAGTTCTCCAAGAAAAGTGAATTCTCAATCTGGTGCTGGTGCTCGTTCTCTTTTTCTTGGAACTCCAAATGTTTTTAAACTTTCATATAAAACAGGAAATGAAGAAATATCTGGGTTAAATAAATTTAAGATTTGTGCCCTTGTTAATATGAGTGTAGTTTATGCTCCTGATGGTCAATGGGCTTCTTATGATAAAGGACAACCAGTATCTCTTACTATGTCTTTAAACTTCCAAGAAATTGAACCAGTTTATGAAGATGATTATCGAACAGATAATCGAATGTCTAATACAAAATTAAAAGACAATCCAAAAGTTAATCGAGACGACGTAGGGTACTAAAAAATGCCGTATTTTAGAGAACTTCCAAATTTCCAGTATATTGCGAATTTCCCCAATCAGTCATTTAATGACGATTATGTTGTAACTAAAAATATATTCAAAAGAGCAAAATTACGTAGTGATATTTCTAGTGCTATAACTGCTTTTGAATATTATCAAATTGTTGATAATGAAAGACCAGACCAAGTTGCTGCAAAAGCTTATGATAATGCAGAACTTGATTGGGTAATTTTAATAACTAATAATATCACAAATATCAATCAACAATGGCCGTTAGATAATAATAGTTTTTATAAGTATCTTATTGATAAGTATGGAAGTGAAGAAGAACTTGGAAAACCTCATCACTATGAAACTGTTGAATTTAGAGACGAATATGAACGTGTTGTAGTTCCTGGTGGTTATCAAGTTGACTCAGCAAAACAAATAACAGTTGCAACTGGTCCAGGACAATTTAATAGTTATAATTTAGGTGAATTTCCAAATGAAAATACAAATTATGCTATTACTATCAATTTAAATCAATATATTCCTGTTTATAATGGAGAAACAGAATCTACACAAGCAATCATAAAAGATATTGGACTTAACTCGTCTACGTTAAAAGTTGCTGGAAGACAAAATAAAATTGATATTAGTATCACAAATATTTTAGATACTTGGCCGAATAGTTGGGGTGGAAGCACAATAATAAAAAGAAGAACTGGAAATACCACAGTTCAAGTTCTAGATATTACATTTGAAAATGATATAATTCTTGACCCATTGTTATACGAAATTGTAGGAGAAGAAGTAGATGGTGCGATTGTTCCAATATTTAAATTCAAACCACAAAACTAAATAAAATAAAAATCTTATGTCCTTTCTACCTCCCATAGATGGTGTAAAAGTAAAAATAACAACAGACATTCAACCAACTTCTATCACCAATACAAATGCGTCTAAAATTACAACTACATCCATCAAAGAAGTAAGTAATTATGAATATGAAGTTTTAGAAAATGAAAAGAAAAGAAAACTCTTAATTCTAAAACCAGAATACTTAGCAGTCTTTATAGGTGATATGAAGAATATTATGAAATATGCAGAGTCATCACAATATATCGACCAAAATACTAAACGTGGTTATAATCCAAAAATTACTGGGGTGTGAACCCTACAGACAAAAAAATACCCCCGATTTTTTTCGGGGGTAAAATGGATTTAAAAGTCGATTTTGAAATCAGGACTCTGCCAACTTCTGGAAGTAAGACATCGCATCGTCCTCGTCATCACTAGAAGCAGAAGGACGAACTGAAGTAGTTTCCTTCGCAGGACGTGAAACTTCATCTTCTTCCTCTTCACCAATCGTCTCGGGGTCTTGATACTTAGGAGTTCCTTTGAGACCAAGTGTATAATCAAGACGTTTCTTCAAATCTTCATAAGACTTGAATTCACTTGGAGCAACAAAATCATTCAAGTTGTTGAGTGATTTGTAGATTGTTTCCAGTTCATCATCATCTTCAAGAAGAGCAGAAGATGGTGCAAACTCCGACTTATCGTAGTTCCAATAACCATCTTTCTTTACCAACTTCAGTTTGAAGTTAGCACCCTTCCAGAAATCAAAAGGATTGATTGGTTCTTCATCATCAAACTCTGGTTGCATAGAAGCCATAATCTTATCAAAGATTTTCTTACCAAACTTATAAAGGAACACTCGTCCTTCATTCTCAGGGTTGGCAGGATCTTTTACAACATAGATGTTTGAAAAATAAGAAAGCTTACGCTTACGATCACGAACAATATTTTGATTATCCTTACTACCAGTATTCCAAAGTTCACGGTTTGCTTCACATACAGGACAGTTTTGTCCCAAAGTAGTGAGGCAATTATCAATCAACCAACCACCAGTTCCTTGAAATGCATGAGACCAAACCTGTGCCCAAGGTAGATCACAACCTTCGGGAGCAGGAAGAAAACGGATTACAGCAGAACCAGTTCCACCCTTATCCATTACAGGTTTCCAAAAACGATCATCATCTTTGGAACCACCGTCGTTGAGTTTCTCAACTTGTTTGATGAGTTTCTCGGTCAAAGAACCCATCTTGGATTGCTTTTTAAGATCAGCAAAAGACATTTGTATTCTCCGTATTTTTTGTATTGAGGGTATTATCCGTATTAAGTATAGCAGGTATAAGGTCAGTCGTCAAGGGAATTTTCAAGTTTTTCAATAGACTCTTCCATCTTCGCAAAAAACGTATTGATATCATCTCCTGGTTCTAATCCAAATAATAAAGCAGAATCAAGAATTCGATTTCTCATTTCTATTGCTTCTGGGTCATCAGATAGAGACATTCTAAAAATAAAAACTTTTTGTTTTTCCAAAAATTGTTTCATCGTTTCTAGATGTTCCCTTTTTTTATCTTTATCAGAAAAAGGAATTTCCATCAATTCACTAAAAAGTTTATGTTGTAGTTCATCAAGTTCAAACAAAGATTCTCTGACTTGTTCTGAATCAAAAAATCCACTCATAAAACAATCTCCTTGAGAACTTCTTTATACTTTGCTACATCAATATTTAGGAATGGTTCATACTTTCGAATTCTTAGACTGACGGTTTCCCACACTGGGTCTGTTAGTTTCTTATCAAACTTTTCAACATAACCCAATATCATATCCAATATCACCATTGTTTCCAAACTAATTGCTTTTTGAAAATACTTTTTGAGAATCTCTGGGTGCTGATTGTTTTTGATCTCAAATAATTCTACAAAACTATCTTTGTGTATAAAGACTTCTGCTTCTGTTTTGAATAAGTAAAAAAGACTTTGAGATTTCTTCAACCAATTGTTATAAATTTCTTCACCATTTTGAATGATTTCACCAATCCATAAAGATTGAGTATCATTACATTCAGCAAAGTTTGCTACAAAATATGCTTTGATTTCATCATCATTCTTCTGTCTGGAAGTTCGTTCAAAGAAATACCTATCCTTCCTCTTATGAAAAGAGTCCAGAGATGCTCTGGACTTTCCGCAATACTTGAAGTAATCGTAATTTTCTTTTGTGAAATGATTTTTGAATGCTAAGTAAGTTTTATATACATCAAAAGGTGTCACAATGGCAATTTAGCACGAGTAGTTTTCTTCAAAAAGTTTAATTCAATCGCATCATTTTTAAGTTTCTCTTTCAATGGTTTAGAAACTAATTTAGATATAGTATCAATTTCAATACTATTTTCTTCACAATACGTGACGATTGCATCGATATAATTGATTTTAGATTCTTTGACAATATTCTCTATATCCTGAGCAAACTTTTGAGGACATAAAAATTTGCTGTCTAATTCTTCCTTGAGTTTATCATTCATATTGCTGAAGTTTATCTCTAACAAATTCTCTAATATATTCGGTGAGTAGCTTGATGTACTTTCCTTTGTCATATTCTTCATAAATTTCACATTCTCCGTTTTCACAAGCCATTATAATTACAAACTTCTTTACCATTATACCAGTCATCTCGTATAACATGCAAGCATAAGCAGCGCATTGTACAAAATAATGTTCAATCCAATCTCTTGGTTTTGGTTTCTTGGAAGTCTTGAAGTCAATAACTGCTAATTCACCATTGTATTCTGCAATACAATCAACAGTTCCCGCAATACCTAAAACTTTGCTATACAAAGAGTTTTCAAGTGCGTGAATATTATTTATCTTATTCAAATAAGGTTTCGCAATCCCAAATAACATTTGCGAAATTGGAAGAACTTCAGAATTAAACTCCTCATTCTTCAAATACATTTCAGCAAGTGTGTGCATATCAGTCCCACGACTGGTTGCTTGCTTTGTGATTTTGTTTGCCTTTTCTTCTCCTACTTTCTTTCTCCAATCAGCAAAAAACTGACGGTTCTTATGACTGGTTACAGAAGTAATGGAGACAAGTCTCAATAACTCATCCTTATTAGGAACCTTATAATATCTTACCCCATCAATGGTCTCCCTCTCCAATTGAGGGAGATTCAAATTTACATAATTAAATCTTTCTATTTTCTTTTGTTTTGAACCATATAGTTCATTATATTTTTCAATTAAAGGATTAGTCATAATCCAAGTTCAAGTTTTGCTGTAATATACTCTTTCACAAGTCCAGAACGAACAATATCATCAACACCAAATTCGACCAGTTCAAATGAATCCATTTTTCTCAAAATATTCATAAAGTCAACAATACCATTCCTTTCATTTCCTTTTACCAAATCAGATTGAGTTGCATCACCACAAAAACAAATTCTACTATTTTCACCCACACGAGTGATGATAGAATCTAATTCATGAAAATTAAGATTCTGCATTTCGTCAATAATGATAATTGAATTATCAAGTGTTGTACCACGAATGAAAGATGTGCTCCAGAACTTTACAGTTTCTTGTGATTTGAGATTACCATAAAGCATCTCAAAATCAGCATCACTTGGCATCTGGAACATATACTTTACCATATTCTTATAAGGAATTTGATAAAGAGCAGACTTATCATCATGGTCTCCTGGAAGAAAACCAATCTCACGAGTTGCTACAAGAGAACGAACCACATAGATTTGTTCGTATGGTGTTGTCTCATCAAATACATCTTTGAGTGCGTTATAAAGAGTAATAAAGGTCTTACCTGTACCAGCAGCACCATAAGCAACTAAATGTTTTCCCTCTTTGTATGCTTCAAAAAGTTTCCTTTGATTTTCTGTAAGAGGTTCAACATCAACCAAATATTCAGCACTAATTGGTTTCTTTCTCTTTATTTGCCTAGTCGTCAAACCAACTCCAATTGGGTGGTTATCATTGCTCCTTCTTTTTCTTGCCATAGTTAAATTGGTTTTACGTTTGCACCTGGAACTTTTGAAACCTTGTGTAGAACATCATTCCATCCAGGGTTTCTTCTAACGTGTCTGCTCAATAAATCACCCACCTCCCCAACATTCATTTGTGTGGGAATGAGTGGTTTGATATTTGGATTTTCTTGGAGAAAAGGTTCCTTTTCCGCCATATACATCCATTTTTCAAAGATTTCACCAGTTTCTGTATTTTCGAATCTATAAGTTGGCATTATTTTAATAATATGTAAAATTATTTATTCCAATGTAATAGATGGTGCATCTTGACATTCAGGACAGTTTTTTCTACCCCAACCAAGAGCAGAAGAGATTGTAGGAAACTGACAGGTAAAGATACAACGGATTGCTTCAGCAACCTCCATATGCTCCTTCTGGGTGCCGTGAGCACTACGAAGGTCAATATAGTGCATCCATGACCTTAGAGAACCCGACATATACAAACGGGTCTGTGTTGCCTGTGGGAGCACGAAACGGGCACATTCTTTTGCTACTCCTTGAGCAAGAAGAAGATTGTAGATATTCAAACTCTCTTCAAAATGATTTTTAATCAACAAACTCATAGTTTCTGTTAGATCACTTCCAAGATCGTCCGTACTATTTTGTCTATTTTTTGTATCTTGTCTCCGCAAATCAGGTACAGGAAGTTCAACTTGAAGTTCCGTACTATCGGCATATCTTTGACTGAATTGTTGGAACGTGAAAGACCTATGACGCAAAATTTGCGTAGCAATCGCCAACGAGGTATTAATCTCAACTGTGAGGAATGCGTGTTCAAAGATACTCCAGTGTTGGTTCTTGATACAATATTTAAGCAATCCTTCAAAGTTTGAGTTCTCTTGATTTTTTGGATTACTTACACGGGCACAATAAGCAATATGTTGTTCTGCGTTTGGTGTGGCAGAAATGAGTTTAACTTCTGGTTTCATTTTCCAAATCCTTTTGATGTAAGTTTTTCCAATTGAACAAGTTCGGTTTCCACAACTCTCAATTGTGATTTCATTTCTTTCAGTTGTTTATCTGAATACAAATGTTCCTGTTTGATTAATTTTTTAAGTAGTTTAACCAATTGTTTTGATCTGCTAGTCATCATTATCCTCAAATACTTCATCGTAATCAATAATTCGTTGATTACTCTTTACTCTATGTGCTTGAACGTCTGTATAGATTTCTACCTTTAAAGAATCCAAAAGCAGTTCCATATTCCTTATAATCAATTTAACTTTTTCCCTATCCATATAATAAAGTTATCTTCAGTTATTCTACATAAAAAAAGGGGAGAAGTCAATCCCACCCTTAATTATTTTCTTCTTTTTGTTTCTTTGGGAACATATCCATAAACTCTTGGATTTACTCTTCCATCAGTCCATTTAATTTCTTTCAGTGCTCCTTTTCCATATTCATCATAATAAGTGTCAAACACTTCCACCTTACTACCTGATTGTACTATATCATATTTTTCTTTATCTTTTACAAGATACGTCACAAGATAAGAATCAACAGGAAGACTTTTATCTTTTGCTAATGATTTATCGCAGTCTTTATGTATAATATTCAATAATTTTCCTCCAGTTTTCAACCTCTATTTCCCCAAACAATATCAGGATATGCTTCCGATACAATCTCTTTATTGACTTTATATCTACTTTCAAGTTTCTTATCTTTACATAAACAAAGAATTTCTGCTTCCAAAGGATGCAAACCTTCCAAAAGATTTACAAAAATATTTTCTCTACGAATTCCATTCAATGTATCATTTCCACCTTTAATAAAATTATAAAATTTAGTATATTCTTTACGAATTGTAGAATATCTTTGGTCAAGTGCTCCTATTGATGAACCACTCATTTGTTTGATTGCATCTTCAATTCTTTCAGACATTGTTGATGTCTTCATATCATTCTCACCAAAAAATGGAACATCACCTTCTGGTAAAACAGATATTACAGTTTCATCAAAATTCCAAATAAAAATTGCTTTTAACGAATCGTGTTCGTATGTTTTAAGAACTTCTACTTTTTTTGCTTTTGATCTTTGTTTTGAAGCAAGAGCAAGAATTTCAAATATAAATGGATTTGGTGGAAGAATTTCGAGTTCAGTCTCCGTCTTCTTCTTCGTCGTTGTCGTCGTCATAATTGTTTTCAAATCGTACTGCCAAAATTTCGTCTGGTATAATATTACCGTTTTCATCAAACATTTCTGGATGTAATGCTACTTTATTTCTATTCAAAATTGAATAAAAAATATCATTACCAAACCATCCTATCATTATTCCAATCAAGAAGGAACCAATAATTCCAATACCACAAAAGAAAAGAATATAGGGTGTTGCTGATTCCATTTTTTTCTCCAAGAGATTACGTTTTCTTTGCCACTCTTAGTTCAATTTTAAAATGTATCTCTCTTTTAAAAAGAGAAAACATTTTTCCAAAACTGAACTGTCTAGAATCCAATTCTGGTTGATTTGTTCCTCCTTTTTTGCGAAGTAGTAACTCAACACCACGATTGATGTTTGTTTTTCCAGAATTATTTATAGTACTCATTAAAACATATTGTTCTCTTGTAAGTACTTCACGGTATCACTACATCCACCAATATTTTTTTTATCAAAAACAACTTGTGGAAATGTAGAACCTTCACCAAATTCAGCATAAAATTGCTCTCTTGTAAATTCAGTTCCAAGTTCATAACAAATGATTGGGTATCCTTTTTTGACACTCAAATCATTTAGAACCATTTTAATCTTGTCACAATAAGGACAACCTTTTTTTGAATAAACTGTAAAATTCATAAAATTATTAATAAGGGTATAAGAATTATTAAAATTGAAACTAAGGTCCCCATTACATTTGCTGCAATGGGGTAGATACTACCATCATCCATGAATGTTAAGACGCATTATTTCTTCTTGGTCTATAGTTATATAGATTTAAATTTTCTTCTGGTTTCATCCATTTTACTATAGCATCCCTTTTTGCTTCTGTAAAGAAGTCTTGATTATAATACCAAATCTCCCAAGGTGTATGTCCCTTAGATTGATTACAAGAATGGCAGCAGGCAATTACGTTAGTCTTAATGTCTAATCCACCCTTACACTGGGGAGTAATATGGTCTAGTGTGATATTGTCTTCTGATTTACAATAGGCACACTTATGTTCCCATTGTTCTTTTATAATCCTCCTCCACATTCGTTTTGCTTCTGCTTTACTAGTCGTTTCGAGATTAAACAAGTAGTCCTTAAACGAATGTAGAGGAATCATAAGTTTTTGCAACTTATAATTATTTATTGCCGTTTTTCTTTTTGCAAGACCCTCTTGCCCATCCACGACTTACGGCATTAATATAAGAACAAATTTTTCCAGACTGTCCACAATAAGGACACTTTGCATCTGGTGGGTCATTTGCATAAGGATTATAAACGTCTTTCTTTGGTCTTCTTGAGTTCTCTGATTGTTTATGCTTTCGGTGATTCATACTCTAAATGGTTCTGCCTGCCTATCTGGGAGTTTAATTTGAGGAAGTTTTTCTGGTTCTTTGACTTCCCAAGAACCACCAACACCTCCATCCATATTCATCACAATCTCATTTGTGGGAAGTGCTTTAGGCATTACAACATCCACAACCTGACCCATCAGAAACTTGTTTGTTGTAATGGTTCTATTTTGAGGGTCAAAAGAAACCAACATTAGGGCATCTTCTTTTTCACCACAGTCTGCGATTTTTTTTCCAGTGGTTTTGTTAATCACCGAAAAGTAATCTTCACTGTTATACTTTTTCATCTTTTGAGGTCTTTTGATTATTATAAGGTATTTTGGAAGGTCTGTAAAGGTTCGGCCAAGTGTCTCTGATGATTTCTGCGAGTTTGTATGGTGTCTCCGAACTAATCATTTATATTTTTCAAGAGCATAAATTCCATTTTTCTCCACAATCGCAGAGCAAGTATCACACCAATCACCACAGCACATATACAATAGTTTTTTAAAGTATCTAATGTTTCCGTGATGAATATGCCCACAAATTACACCAGAATATTTCTTATCTCTTTGAGCACAATAAGAAGCAATATCGGTCTCATATTGATTGATATAATTCTTACCACGCACACTATTCTTCAGAGCATAAACCAAAGAGAATCGGAAGAACCTTTCCAACCAAATACTTAAGGGTGTAATTAATTCATAACCTTTATTGAACATCAGTTGCTTCCAAGACCCAGAAGAATACTCTGAATACTTATCTCCGTGAATACAAAGAAACTTATTTCCTTTTGAATCCTTGTGCGTATATTCATCAACCATCTTAAAGTTCTTGTGTTCAAAATCAGTATAACGACGAATCATTCCTTCGTGATTACCAAGAATATAAACAACTTCTGTTCCTTTCTTTGCGAGATTGAGAATCTGATGAACACATTCGGTATGCTCTTTGGTCCAACGAGTGTTATATCTTTCCATACAATGAATATCAATAACATCACCAACTAAAACTAATTTCTTAGTCTTAAGTTCTTTTAGAAATTTTAGAAACTTTTCAGTATTACATCTTGGAGTTCCTAGGTGAATATCACTGATAAAAGTTGCGTCGTACATAAAAAGTTGTGGTTTATCTTATATATTATAGCAGAGACATCAGAAAGAGGAACACTCCGAATGTTATGAATGCGGCGAGGATTGTTAGCATTTTATTGGTGCTTTTGTAAATATGCAACCAAATCTTTAAGGTAGTCAGATGCCTTATCCCAATCTCCATTAAACCTATCATTAAGTTCTTGATAAATTTTTTCTGCGTTTTCAGGTGCTAGATTGGTTGCCTCAATAAATCCTTCTTTAGTAATCATAATGTTTTGTTAGTTGTCCAGGTATTGTAGCATATTTTGTAGTGTTTGCCTATTGTCCTTTATTTCACCAAGAGCAATATTGCAACTCTTACACAAAAGACCTCTAACCTTTCCCGTTTCGTGGCAATGGTCTACCATAAACTTTCCATGTTTTCCACCAGGATTGGTAGTTCCACAAGTAATACATTCATGATTTTGTTCTATAAGCATCTGCTTATATTCGTTGAGAGTTATTCCATACAACCTTTTTAAGTCATTATTTTTTGTTCGTTCTGGATTTTCTTGGTGTCTCTTTCTTACTCGTTCAATATCACAAGTTTTGCATTTTGATTTTCTGCTATTAGGAGAATAACTGCCCCCCCTCAAATAGAACTCATTAATTTCTTTTTCAACACCACAACTAGTGCAAACTTTTGTTCCTTCTTTCTGTGTAGGTCTAGGCATTCGTGTATCTTTCGTGCATTATTATTTATATATTATAGCATAAAAAAAGAGACCCGAAGGTCTCTTTCGTGAGATTTTTTTAAGAAACTCAACCGATAGATGGAGCAGTCAAAGCAACAGAAGTTGTTTCGGCAGCAGCAAGATCCAATGGAAAGTTGTGGGCGTTTCTCTCATGCATAACTTCCATACCCAACCCAGCTTTGTTCAATATGTCCGCCCAAGTAGGAATTACTCGGTTTTGACTATCCAGAATACTCTGGTTGAAATTTAGTCCGTTGAGGTTGAATGCCATAGTGCTTACGCCTAGAGCAGTAAACCAGATGCCCACAACGGGCCAAGCAGCGAGGAAGAAGTGAAGTGAACGAGAGTTGTTAAACGAAGCATATTGGAAGATAAGGCGACCAAAATACCCGTGAGCAGCAACGATGTTGTATGTCTCTTCTTCTTGTCCGAACTTATAACCATAATTCTGCGATTCAGTTTCAGTAGTTTCACGAACCAACGATGAGGTTACAAGAGAACCGTGCATCGCAGAGAACAATGAACCACCGAAGACACCAGCAACTCCAAGCATGTGGAATGGGTGCATAAGGATGTTATGTTCTGCCTGGAACACAAGCATATAGTTGAAAGTACCGGAAATGCCCAAAGGCATAGCATCAGAGAAAGAACCTTGACCGAAAGGATACACAAGGAATACGGCACTCGCAGCAGCAACAGGTGCCGAGTAAGCAACGCAAATCCAAGGACGCATACCTAAACGATAGGAGAGTTCCCATTCACGACCCATATAAGCATAAATGCCAATGAGGAAGTGAAATACAACAAGTTGGAAAGGTCCACCGTTATAGAGCCACTCATCAAGTGAGGCAGCTTCCCAGATAGGATAGAAGTGAAGACCAATAGCATTAGAAGAAGGAACAACGGCACCAGAGATGATGTTGTTACCATACATTAGAGAACCAGCAACTGGTTCCCGAATCCCGTCGCTACATCTAACAAACAACCATATCAATAGACTTAGGTTGCTTCTGTTGACGAATTTGATTTGCTCGTTTTGCGTTTTCAACTCTTCCACCGTTTTCTACCCACTCTTTCCAAGTTTGTAGATAAGAAATAGATTCGGTCATTCTCTCTGCTCTTCTTACTCCCATATAAGGAAGTATTTTTTGTAGAATGAATAATACCTTTTCTTTTTCTCCGATGTGAAGTGTATAAACTTGTTTACCCGTTACGGTCTTTCTTGATGGTGAGAAGTAAGATTTATCTAAAAGTTTACTCAACCTTTGGATAATATCTTCATCCACCATAGAAATTTTGATAAAAGGTGCTGGTGGAGTATTAGAAACTTCATAACGGTCTTTGGAACGATCATCTATTCCAAAGTATCCTTCACCTTCTAATAAACCAGCAATCCAAGCAATATCAGTTTCAGTTAAATTTAACATTTTGGTTTTGCGTCTTCTGTATTATTTATACAGCATTAGCAACAAAAAGTCAACAGTAGATGTGTGGACTATATCTTCACCCTTCATTTTTATTGAAGGGGCTGGGCACTTAAACCTGTTATTAAGAGGACTGAACCTCTCAGGTAGTCTCTGAACCTTCCTCAAGTGTACTTGAGGCTTGGCTGCTGATTGCCTTTCGGTTTCCAGCAATTCACCCAGTTTCGTCAATACTCTTACGAGTAAGGGACACCGATTAGTTAATGTCTACGGGAGGAGCACCGATGAATGCGATAATGAAACAAGTAGTCGCAGCAAGTAGGCAAGGAATCATAAGGACTCCGAACCAACCAACATAAATGCGGTTATCGGTTGAAGTAACCCACTCGCAGAAGTTCTGCCAGGGGTTAATAGTTGAACGTGTAGCAATTGTAGCAGTCATTTAATTGAAAAGGGGTAAATATGAGTTCGGGGGACGAACTGGTTACATTATGTCCTGCACCACCCTCCAGTGCAGGTATGAGAGATGCTTTACTTCTGATGATCTCGGTTGCAGAAGGTTACGGAACGCAAAGATTTGTCTTTGTTTCCTGACTTATTTATCATAGCACTGGGTGCCGATGGTGTCAAGGCATAAAAAAGTCCCCTTTCGGGGACCGAAAATCATTCTGCTACTTCTGTTTCTGGTAGTGGGATTTCTTCGGGTTCTGGTTCTGGAAGAGATACACCTGTTTGCGTAAGATACTCAATCGCACCTTGTACTTTCAAAAATAGTTCTCTTTTTACTGTAGCCTTGGTTTGTAGTCCTTCCAATTCAAGGGATAGGTCTTGTGCTTGCTTTACAAGATTTGCAAGATGTTCTTGTTGTTCGGTCATAAAAAATTAATAAATTTGATTTATTTATACTATATTGTATCATAAATAAATGGTATGTCAAATACCAAACTATGGGTAAGTCTACAAATAAGGACAAGAAAGGATCTGCTGGTGGAAAGCAATCCAAACAAAACCAAGGTAATGCGACTGCGAATAAGGCTAAAAACGGCGGTAAGAAAAAATGAAAACTTTTGAAGAGTTTATGAATATTTGCGAAGGATATAAAGTACTTCCAACAAGAAGAATGGATAGAGAGGCAGGTGAAAATGCTACTGCTGCTGTTGGAAATCTTGGAATTGCTGCAATTCCTCTTGGAATTGAAGGTGCTGTTGGTGAATTGGGAGATGGTCCAGAAACTGCTGCTTCTATATTCATTGATAGAGCCTCTAGAAGAATAGGCAGAGCTGGAAGAATAATACGAACTAGATTAACACATTCACCAGAAAGATCTCAAGCAAAAGAAAGAACAAATAGAGAAAAAATTAATTAATTCGACTTATTTATATTATAGCACAAGTAGTCAAATATGAAAAATGGTGACGATAAATACTAATAGTCATTCACACAAGAAAATGAAAAGACTTCTATTAGCCTTTTCGTTATTCTTTGCTATTCCTGTAAGTGCTGCTGAGATTACATCTAAAATTACTGATTCTGTTCAACTTAGCGTACAGGGTGCTGCGGTACAGTCAACAAGAATCGGGGCATCTTATGGTGTGTCGGGAACAAACATTACATCATCAGCATTTGGTGGAACAAGTGGTGCTGGAACTTATGATATCAATACATCAGGTCAGGCATTTAGTTTCTCGGAAAGTTTTACTGCTTCCGATGCTTTAGTTACCAACCAATCTTGGTCTGCTGGAGCCATTGCTTCTCCCAACCTTTATGGAGATAGTGTTACTCAGTTAGCAGGAGACAAAGGTTCTCTTGCTGGTACATTATCAGGAACTGGTGTTCCTACTATTACTGCTGGTGGTCCTGGTTCAACAGGAACAGCACAACGCACTATTGAACTGAGCGTATTCAAATGAGACACATAACTCCCGTTCTGCTTTTAGCAACGGGAGTCATTTGTACTCCTGTTTATGCTAATAGTGTTGTGCCTAATTTCACCAGAGGAACTATCAACGCCACAACAGAATCAACTACACGGATTGTAGAAACCATACGCCAGGTGGAATACTCAACTGGCACATCTTATACTGTAACTGGAACCAATATTAATATTCCTGGCACTCCATCTCTTGGAGCAAACTACACCATTATAGACCAAGGTGCTCCGTTCCAATTTAGTGAGACATATCTCGGAACTGGATTGGCAAAAGAAACATGGATAGACAGAACTACAGAAACAAATTCAACTACTACATCAATCTCTGTATTTACACAGTAGTGTTGTCTGGTAGTGCGTTTGCTCAGAGCGCCCCAGCACCATCTAATACCAACATAGCAGGACCATCAGCATCGGCAACGGGTAACGTGACGAATCAGGCAGTACAGGTCTTACAAGGTCCTTACGCAATGAATACTTATGGTGGTGGTGTAAGTTGCCAGGGACCAACATTCTCACTATCTCCATTTGCTTTGAATAGTGGAAATGGTAGTGATGACCCAGAGACATTTGATTCAAGAAATTATAACTGGGGAATCTCTGCGGGTTTCAATATACCTTTAGATGGTATGTTGATGGAACTTTGTAAGTCAAGAGCAAAAGTAGAAATAGCAAGACAACAAAGTGAAGTTGACAAAAGTCGTTTAGATTTTGAATTAGTTAGATTACTGAAATGCGGTGAAGCAATCAAGAATGGCATTACCTTTCATCCAGATAGCCCATACTATAAAATCTGTGCTGATGTAGTTGTTCGGTATTCTAATGCGAAAGATGTGGTGAGGAAATGAGTGATATACCAACAATCAATACAGGTGGAATAGGTAATATAAAAAACAATACCAACCAAATTCCTAATGTTGGTATTGTTGGTAATAGTATTGTTCCAAGTTTAGAACCTCCCGTTGTAACATCAACTCCACAACCACTCATTCGTAGTTTAGAATTACCTGTATTTCAAGCACCAGATACTTCACTCAAATATCCAATCATCAATGTTCCTACACAGGAAGAGTTTGATGCGGCAGTGAGAGCAGAGAAGAAGGCACAGGAGGATGAGAAGCAAGAGAAGTCTAGAGGTCTTCCTGATAGTCCACCACCTATACTACCTCCTCAAATTCAACAAGTATTGCCTCAAGAAGATAAATCAAATGAAGATGCGATACTACCAGTAAACACTAATCTTGGAGTGCCTGTAATTGAAGTACCAATCATCGGGGAAGTTCCAATTCCTCCAAAAGAACAGGTTATACTTGCTGGCACCACTGCTACTGCTTCTGTTGCTGCGGCTCTTATTGGCAAATCTTTGGTGGAATGGATGGTAGGTAAAATGAAACCAATCATTCAACAGATACTTATAAGGGGTAAGAAACTCTTGAATAGAGACCTTACCCCATATGAATTACAACTCTACTTCACAGCAGAATTAGATAAGAAAAATCTTAAGTTACTTAAAAAAGAATGGAAGGAAGAAAAGAAAAGTCAATATAAAAAAGCACACGACAAATAATTACTTCTTACGTTTAGATTCCAATAATGCAAAATCTTTCACTTTAGCGTCACCCATATATGACCAGGCATATCCTTCATCAATCATCTGTTCATTAAGTGATGTTTCTTCATTATTAATATACAATTTACCAAGAATTCTACCATACTTTTCGGTACTATCAGGTAGTTGTGTTTTGATTAAAATATCTTTAGCACCTTCTAATCTTTTTTTCAACCATTCTTTGACTTCTAATCCAAGTGCTTTTTCTTTGAGGTCTGTAGTACGACTTTCTGGAGTATCAATGCCAGCAAGGCGTACTCGCTTAGTAAGAGAAATATCGAACCCAAGATCAATGTCCGCATCGATTGTGTCCCCATCTACTACTTTTAATACTTTTTTTACTCTGTAAATATAAGGATCTTTATCCATTAGAAAGGCATCTTAAATTCCTTAATATTTAGTTTAGGAATGGGTAGTTTTTCTAAGGATTTTGCCACTTGCTTCTCTACCACAGCACCCACAAACTCTTCTGGATTATCTAAAATCTTCTGTGCTTTTTGATAAGTTGTGTAGGCACCATAGCATAGTGCTCCACTAATACTCAAACTTAAAATTGATAGACCCAATGATAATTGTTTCATTCTTCTTTTGCTAATTTAAATATGTATAAAATATATCCTATTGTTAGTGCCAATAGAATAGCAACCATAATATTCACGGACCAAACTGGATCAGTCATTCCATCCCTCTTCTTTATGTATGAAAATCTTCAAATTTTTAACGTATGTTCTAAGTATCTGTGCCTGTTCCTCATGCCAAAAATCACCCGTCTCCAAATGAAGACGGGTGTGATTATCTATGGCTTTAAGTATTTGATGGATGGGAGTATTCCAACATTCACGATTTGGAGTATTGAACTCTCTTGGCATAATACCTCATTTTTTCTTTCCACCGTTCTTTGCTTTCTTTGCTGTAGCATTCCCTTGATTCTGTTTGGAACCATTGGAATCTTTCTTACCTTTGTTTGATGATTTTGCCATTAGACTCCACCTGTACGTGGTTGAACTTGTCCTTCCTCAAGTGCTTCAACTCTTTCTTCAAGAGATACTGTTGTTTCAGCAATTGTTGAAACAGGTGGTTCAGGAGGTGCTTCTACAACCGTTTCAGTTCTTGGAAGTTCCTTTTTTTCATCATCATCATCTCCACCTTTCTTCATTGTATTAATACCAAAAGTGGCAGCAGAAGCAGTAAATACTGTAGCAATAAATGTGGGATCCATTTTAGCAAACATACCAGCATAACTTGCGGTAAGTAGTGCGGCAGACCAACTCAAAATCACAACACGAATTAATTGACCCATACCATTTTCCTTTTTGTTGTTCATTTTTGTTAGTTTAATAGGTTAACCTTTTTTCCAAGATTCACCTTCTGCTTTTCTTCTACGAGCAAGTCCTGCTTCTACATTAGAACCCGGATTACGGTAGAGATATAAAGCATCTGGAACTAAGTCCCATTCTTTATTCTTCAGTCTCTTAGTGATAGTATTGAAATTATCGCCACCATAAAAACCAGCACCAAGATTATAAGCAAAGGAAAGAAGTGCTCCCCTTTTACCATCAGACATTTCATTCCAGTGTGGAATTTTACGAAGTGATGGAAGGAACTGGTTCTTACATTGAGTAATCAATAACTCATCTGCTTCCTGTTGAGTGATGGTATCTCCCATATGGAATGGTGATCCATCCTTCTTACGAGTGGTCCCCCAACCTATGGTGATTGGAAGTCCACCAGATAGAGGATCTGGATATGCTTTTAAGTGACATCCTTCAAATTCCTTGATTAATCTAAGTCCCATCATAGGCATATCGTCACCACCAACTACAGGAGCGGTAGGACTAGCGGCAACCGCAGTTACCGCACTTCCCTTTTTTCCTCTGTAAATCTCCGCCCAATCTACAGTATCATCAAGATACTTAACCGGGAGATTATCTTCTAACCACTGAACTGCTTTGATGTGATTAGGGTTCTTCTCGTCATAAAACTTGAAGAAGTTGTGTAAGTCTATACGTGCCATTAGTTTTCTCCTTATGTATCAATCGAAAATGCGACCCCAACCATCGCTGCCACCTGGGCACCAACGATGCTTAAGAACTGCTTTGGTATATACGGTCTTCTTACCGTTTGTTACTGGTCCAGTATAGTTGTCATTCAACGAACCATAAGGATCATTTACATAGTATCCTTTACCATCTGGTGTCTTGCCGATCACTACACACATGTGCCCGCCAGTAGGTGAAGAAAGAGAACCCCTGTGAAGAATACCAATAACGACGGGTTTGCCAGCATCCAAACTCTTATCAATATCAGAGAAAGAAAGATTGTAACTAAAGTGTGACTTAACACCATAACCTTGTAGAACTTTGGTTTGAACTGAGTGATCAGTTGTGTCACCAATGGCAAATACTTTCTTAACATACTCATCATCACCTTTGATGCTTCCTGGTTTGAGGAAAGCAAGGCACATAGCACACGATGAAGAGTTGCATGTGCGATGTGCATCTCTATAGTTGTCTACTTGATTGAAGTAGGGAACCTCCAATACTGATGGTGTTGGCGGTTTTGTTCTGAACATTCCTATCCATTCAGTCTCAGAATCATCCAGAAATTCAGCAGGTAGGTTATCCTCTAACCATTGAACTGCTGCTACATGATTTGCATTACCATCATCATAAAATTTGAAAAAGTTATGAAGATCCAGTGTCATTTTACCTCGTCTGTAACACTATCCTATTTAGATGATGCTGTTTTTATTAACAAAACAACAATAGAAATTAAAAAATAAACTTGAAAAATATGATAGATCATCTATATAAAAGAAAATCCCCACCCGTATTTAGAGTGGGGATAAGTATGAATACCTATTTGTGTTAGTGTTTTAAAACACACCAGGAAGAATTTGCCCAGTGGTGAGATAGGTTCCGACTGCGATTACGAAACCAAGCATAGCGAGGCGACCATTAAGAATCTCTGCCTCTGGTGTCCATCCGAATTTCATTTTAGTTCTCCTTAATAAGTTTCTGAAAGTTGATTAATTGAGTGTGCCAATAATATAAAGAAGGCAACACTTGTTGTTGTAAAAATTACCTCAGTCATCAGGCAAGTCCAAAGAATAGATTGCCAGTGATAGCATAAGATACAAGTCCAGCAATGATGCCAAGCATTGCCCAACGACCGTTAGCAAGTTCTGCTCGTTCGTTATGGGTCATCATACCATACTTAATGGCATCTTCGTCAGAGATATACATCGTGGGTTCTTTAGCAAACATATTTTGTTGCCCGAACTCATTAGTCGTTACAGTCATTTTTTCGTTTTGTTACGAAACATTACACAATTATATAGGAATCATAAAGACTTGTCAAGCCCTATTTGCCTTCCCATCCTGGGGGAAGTGTTCCAAAGTAAGGATCATAATCAAATATTTCATTCCAATCAGAAATATCAACTGCTTGATTTCTCCAAAAATGCCACAATCCTTCATAACTTGATTTATGAAATACATCCACATGCTCTGTGTGAATGGAAGATCCCAATTCAATCTTATAAAGAAATAAAGGTATAGCAAAAGTATTTCCTGAGTTATAAATCAAATCATCCGCAACTGCTCTTGGTTTGACTCCATTATCAAATTTATACTTATCACCACGAACGTGAAGATTGATAATTTTTTGTGCATGATGACGAGTAATTAAATAACAAGCAGTTGAAAAATCATTTACAAATCTGCGGTGCATCTTGAGATGGACCTGTGCAGGATTAATAATCGCAAGTTGAACGACATCATAATCATAAGGAACTTTAGAAAAGAAATCTTTCCAAGTAAATCCCCAATGTTTGACAGTATCTAAATCGCAATCATCCTCCATAATTAAGGCACAAGGAGAATCAGAGTTCTCTAAGAAATGCTTCAGTGCTTTCAGGTGCGATGTTACGCAACCAATCTCACCAGAGGTCATATTCTCAGGATAGCGACCCTTAATGATGTCACTCAGGTCATCTTCTCTTCCATCATAGGCAGAGACACGAGTATAGTTTTCTATCTCCCAGTACTTAAACTGCTCTTCCATATATTCTTTTCTTTCTGGTTGCCCATCAAGATTAAGATAATACACTGGAGAAAGATTTTTTAATTTATATGCCGCTTTGTTCTTATCTCCTGGCACTTTTAAATTTGTTTTATGTTTGTTGATAATTTTTTCAATTGAAGGAATATAATAATTTTTAATTATATTTTTCCATTCAAATTGTTTTGAATATTCTTTAATTTCATTTCTATGATTTATTGAATAATTTCGATTTTTTATAATTTCATTTTCAATAAATTTAATATCATTAATTTTATTTTCTGGAATAATAGTGATGAATTCTTGGGATTCATCGAGATTTGCTCTTCCCCATTCAGTCACAACAACACCAAGACCAGACGCAAGTGCTTCCATACAGACAAGTGGATGTGCCTCACCATCACTCAGAAGAACTAGATTTCCATATTCAGTAAGTTCTTTATAAAGAGTTTCTTTATCCCATTCTCCAAGATAATTTTTACTAACATCAAATCTTTCATCATCATTATTACCAGCATACCAAATACTATCAATTG